TACGGCCAGCGTACGCCAGCGTACGGCCAGCGTACGGCCAGCGTACGCCAGCGTACGGCCAGCGTACGGCCAGCGTACGGCCAGCGTACGGCCAGCGTACGGCCAGCGTACGGCCAGCGTACGGCCAGCGTACGCCAGCGTACGGCCAGCGTACGGCCAGCGTACGGCCAAAGCTGCGAAGCTTACACGGGTGGAGCCGCGTTCCGCAAAAGCAAAGTAGTGCGGAGCGTACGCCAAAGAGCGGCAAAACTTAAGCCGCCATAAGGCTTCTGATCATATCGCAAACGGCGGCATAGTGCGAATCGTATGGCCCGTTTAGCATTGTCGCAAGCGTGCTAAGCTCGCGCATTAGCGCCATGTATTCGGCTTCTGGCGCGTAGGCCCCGTTAACCGGTGCGTCCATCGTGGCGGCGAGGTAGGTCTCGCAGCGGGCTAAAACCGTAGGCACAACCGACACAAAGGCTTCGGCAAGCAGCTCTCCCTTTCTGGCTTGCTGGAAGCGTTCGGCGTAAACGGTAATCGCAAAATCGAGGGGCGGGACGTAACGAGTTCGGGGGGGGGCGGCCGGCTCAACCGAGGGGCCTAGGACGCGGACCGGCTGAGGGTACTGCGCAAGAGCGCGCATAGCAAGGCTAAAGGCTTCTGCATCTCCAGCAGTGGCGGTATCGTCCATGGCGGCTATACGGCCGTGCCTGCAATTCAAAATGGTCTGTTAAAGATATTGGAGTCCGGTGGCTGCCGAATATAACGCGTCTTACGATGGACGAGTTTTGGGGTGTCACGGTCTTGCTTTTTATCATCCTTGCCCTTTTTGTGGCCTTTCTGGTCCGAGTGACGAGCTACCACGCGAAGTACCGCCTCGTTCGGCACGACCGGGCTCGTTTAACGAGCCGAGCCCCGACGCTAAAAAGCGGAGACATTGTCCTTTTCATCGCCCACACCCATGGCTTTACGAACAGCCTTTTTACCTGGGACCTGTACTCCCACGCAGGGATGGTTGTCCAGCTCGAGAACGGGCTCTACTTGTCAGAGTCGACCGCCGACTTCTTTCCCCGAAGTTCTCGAAACAGCCCTTTGTACCACCGGCTAAAGCACTACCCCGGGATGGTGTTTCTGATGCAGCTCGAGCAGCCGCTCACGCCCGAGCAAGAGGGCGTTTTGCGGGAGCGGGCAAAGCTCAGCGTGCCTTACCCAAGCGTGGGCCAAATGCTCAAAGCGGTTTTGCGGTTCCCGGTCCATCAGCAAGCCCGACACTGTATGCAGCACGTGGCTTGGCTTCTCGACGGAATGGGCTTAACGCCGGTGTACCTGTCAAGAAAAACCTTACTGGAAACCGGCTTCTTTGGCTCTTCGCGCGCGGTGACTTCGCTGCCCGGAAAGCCCCTGGGAGACGGCTCAAACCGCTACGGCAAAACGGTCGAGCTGCTGAACGATTTGGACGCGGAATAGCACGCCGGTCTTGCAAACCAGGGCCGCCGCGTTGGTAAAAACGCGCCGCGTTGGTAACACGTTAGACGCGCCGCGTTGGTAACACGTTAGACGCGCCGCGTTGGTAAAAACGCGCCGCGTTGGTAACACGTTAGACGCGCCGCCGTTGGTAAAAACGCGCCGCGTTGGTAAAAACGCGCCGCGTTGGTAAAAACGCGCCGCTGCTGGTTACGGTCAACCGTCGCCGGTAGAACGTGGCCACAAAAATCACGCCAAGGGCGTTAAGCGGAAACGCGCCACTGGCCGTTAGGCGTGCTTACTGGTCGTCGATTGGCGTACCGTCGATCGTAAACTCAAGAGCCCCGCCGGCCCCAAGGTTCTGGTACTGGGTCGGCCGAAACTCAAAGAAGTTGCTTTTCGCGACCTCGTTTAAAGAAAGCATGTCCATAAAAGGGAAGGGGTTAGCGACCCGGTAGATCGCGCCGTAGCCCGTTTGGATTAAAACCGCGTCAGCCACGTACCGCACGTACTCGGTAAGAAGGTCGGCGTTAATCCCAAGAACGGGCTCGGGGAGAGCGTCAACAAAGAAGTCTTCGCTTAAGGCGACCGTTTCTCGAGCGATTCCCTGGACGACGTGGCGGTCGGGGCGCTGCTGCAGGCGCTTTGTCAAGAGGAAGCACCAGAAGAGAGTGTGGACGCCCTCGTCTCGAGCGATGAACTCGTTCAGCGTGGTAATCCCGGGAAAAAGGCCTTTAACCTTGAAGTGCTGGAGCGTCGCGAACAGGCCGCTAAAGAGAACGCCCTCAATGAAAGCCATCGCCGCGAAGAAGTCTGCGGCGGGGTGCTCGGCAACGACCCACCAGCGGATCCAGTCAGCGACGCGGGCGACGAGGGGGTCGTCGCGCGCGGCTTGAAACACTGCGTCGCGCTCTTCGGCAGGAACGACCTCTTGGATTTGAAGAGCGTACGACTCGCTGTGAGCGCACTCCTGGCTCGCTTGGCCCCGGAGGTAAAACTGCCCCTCTTTAGGCCGAACCTTTGCAACGGCGACTTCGTCCAGGCCAGCCATAACGGCCTCGTCGGCGGGGCCAAACCAGCCCAGCGTTTTTTTGATCAGGCTGAACTCGCCGGGCGAAACATTTGCGCGGTCGCGGGCGTCGGCCGAGAGGTCGACCTCTTGGGGCAGCCAGTGGAGGCGTTCAATCGTTTTCCAGTAGCTCCACATTTCGGGGTCGCGGAGAGGGAGGATGGTAAAACGGCCAACTTCGGGCTGCAAGAGCGGCTCTTTGGCTTCGGCCTGCGCGTCGATGGCGGAGCGGAGCTCGAGCCAACGGGCGAAGGTTTCGGCAGAGGTTGCGGGGAAGAGCGCAGCAGCCCCGCCGACAACGGCGGGGTCGTCATCCGAGAAAGCGCGGCACCACGCGGCCAGGCGGTCGGCGCCGCAAAGGGCGCCGTTAGCGGCGCCGCTCGCGAGAGCGCCGGCGCGGAGGAAAAACGTTTCTCTGCTCATCGCGGCTTGCATACTGTACGAGCGCCGCCGTTCAATTCTGCGGGGTACCGAAGTTTGAAAGCAAGAACCCAACCGCACGCTCTTTAGCATCCAGACGTCTTGCCGAGCCGCCTGCAGAGTACCGGAGTTTAGAAGCAAGGACCCGAACCGCACGCTCTTCAGCATCTAGACGTCTCTCGCCTTAGTGGTAACGCCACGATGACAGAAGCCAGCTACGTCGTTAACCGCAAAGGGGGCCGCGTCCCTGTGCGCTTCGATGCGATCACCGACCGCAACGCGGTTCTCTGCTCGGCCGCTTACGGGCGCCGCCTCGCGCACGCTGAAAAGGTGCTGCCCGCGATCACCCAAGCCGTTGTAAGCCGCTTCCAAAACGGGATTACGACCCACGCCCTGGACATGCTCACCGCCGCCGTCTGTGCGGCCCGGTCGACGCACCACCGAGATTTTAGCGACCTCGCTGCCCGCATCATCGCGAGCGACCTCCAAAAACGGACAGACGAGTCGTGTTTGGCGGTAGTTAACCGCCTCGACGGCGCTACCGGTGTCTCTGGCGAAAGCATTTCTCGCCTCGACCCCGAGTTCGTAGGGGTGGTCCGCCGAGCCGCTGACGAGATCGACCGCCGCCTCGATTTTACGCGAGACTTTCGCTTCACGTGCTTCGGGATCCAAACAATGCTGCGCTCTTACCTCTTTCGAGAGGCGGGGCAGGGCAGCGCCACCGTCGAGCGCCCCCAGCACGCTTACATGCGGGTCGCTCTCGCCCTGTGCGTCGGCCAGCCCGACAAAAAGGGGCACGAGGCGCCCGAAGCCGTGTTCCGCGAGCGTTTGGAGCGCGCTTTCGAGGTCTACGAGCTTTTGTCGACCTTCCGGCTAACCCACGCCTCTCCGACGATGTTCAACGCCGGAACAAAGCACCCCCAGCTCTCGTCTTGCTACCTGCTGAGTGTGGACGACGACCTCGACGTCCTCTTGCAGGTTGACAAAGACGCCGGGATGATCTCAAAGTGGGCCGGCGGGGTCGGCATTTGCCTAACCCCGATGCGTGCTGAGGGCGCTTTAATCAAGTCTACCGGCGGGAAAAGCTGCGGCCTCCGCCGCTACGTCGTTAAGCTCAACGCCGGCCAGCTGTACGCGGACCAGGGCGGCCTTCGCCCGGGGGCTTACGCCCTGTACCTCGAGCCGTGGCACGCCGACGTTTTCACCTTTCTCGAGATGGGGCGCTTCAAGGGCGTGGCCGTTAACGCTCCGGACCTCAAGTACGCTCTATGGGTGAACGACATGTTTATGGAAGCGGTCGTGGCAGAGCTCGATGCAAAGGAAGCTGCCGCGCGCGGCGAGCGCGCCGACGCGGCGGCCGGAGAATGGTACCTGTTTAGCCCGGACCGCGCGCCCGGCCTCCACACGGCCCACGGCGACGGGTTCCGGGCCCTGTACACCCGCTACGTGGCAGAGCGCCGCTACGAGAGCGTTGTCCGTGCGAGCGAGGTCATAATCGCGTGGTTCAAAACGGTTGCTCAGAAAGGCAACCCCTACGTTCTCTTTAAAGACCACATTAACGCGAAAAGCAATCTCGCCCATTACCGCACGATCACCGGCTCGAACCTCTGCGTGGCCGGCAAGACCCGCGTGCTTACCGACGCGGGCCAGCTCCCCATCGGCACCTTAGCCGGCCGAACCGTTCGCGTCTGGAACGGCGCCGAGTGGTCTGCCGTCACCGTCCAGCAAACGGCTTTGGCGGCCGCCCTCGTCCGGGTGGTCTTGGACAACGGCGCGGTCCTCGACTGCACCCCCGAGCACAGGTTTTACGACTTTCGGGGAGTAGAGCGCCGGGCCGGGGCTTTGGCCCCGGGAACCCGCCTTGAAAGGGCGCCCGCCTGGCCCGTCGTCGGCGGAAGCGCTGCGTGCGTCCCCGACCGCTCTGCTACCCGCCCGCCCGGCAGCGGCACCCTTGAGCGCACGACCGTCCCTTTGCCGCCCGAAGCGGCGGTCCCCATTAACGCTTCGCTCGAAACGCGCTTGCGCTGGTTTGAAAGGTACTGCGACAGCGGCGCCAGCATTGCTCGGAACGGGTCCAGCCCCTCCCTCACGGTCTGGTCCGCCAAGCCTGCCTTCTTATGCCAGGTCCGCCTTATGCTCCAAACCATGGGGTGCGATCCCGAGATTGCGGGCGGACAGTTGGCCCGCGTTGCCAGGATTAGCGAGCGGGGCCACGGGGGCCGCGAGAGCTGGCGGCTTACCGTTAACGGGGCAGACCTTTGGACCTTAACCGGCCTGGGCTTCGCTCCCGCCCGTCTAGACGTCGCCGGAATCGCCCCCCCCGACCGTGACGCTCGGCGATTTGCCCGGGTCGTTTCGGTCGCCCCTCTTAAAGAAGCCGCTCCTACTTACTGCTTTACCGAGCCGCTTCGCGGCCGCGGGGTGTTCGAGGGCGTACTGACGGGGCAGTGCGCCGAAATAACAATCCCCTGCTTTTACGAAGAGGGGAAAGCCGAAGAAGCCGAGTACGGAACGTGCAACCTGGCGGCGATCCCGCTCGCCTCTTTCGTCGTTCCCGACGCACGCGCCAGCAACCTCGGTCGCGTTCGCGTCGACTGGGCCGCCCTGATCGCAGCCGCCGGCGTCGCAGTCCGCAATCTCGATAACGTCATTGACATCAACTTTTATCCTGTTGAAGCCTGCCGGCGCAGCAACCTAAAGCACCGCCCCGTGGCCCTCGGGGTTATGGGCCTCGCGGACGTTTTCGCGAAATTTAAGTACGCTTACGGAGCGCCCGAAGCGCGCGCTCTTGACCGCGCCCTCCACGCCGCTATTTACTACGGCGCGATGCGCGCCTCTTCCGAGCTGGGGGTAGAGCGCGGCAACTTTGCTTCTTTTGAGGGGTCGGCTTCTCAGCGGGGCCTTCTCCAGCCCGACCTTTGGGTTCGGGCTGGACACCTCGAACCGCTGTGGGAGGCCGAAGTCGCAGCAGCGACGGACGGAGCGCTTTCAGCCGCGATGTGGAAAGAGCTCCGGACGGCTTGCAGCCAGCACCTCCGCAACGCGTACGTGACGGCCGACATGCCAACCGCGACGTCGTCCCAGGCAACCGGCCAGAACGAGTGCTTCGAGCCCTTCACCTCCAACCTGTACACCCGAAAAACGCTTGCGGGCGAGTTTACCCTCTTAAACCCCCACCTTCTTCAAGAGCTTGAAAGTCTCGGGCTTTGGGACGAAGAGATGCGCCGGGCTCTTATCGGCGCAGCCGGCAGCGTCCAGAAGATCGCTCGGGTTCCGGCGGACCTCTGCCGCCGCTACCGGACCGCCCGCGAAATCAACCAGCAACTGCTAACCCTTCACGCGAAAGCCCGCAACCCTTTCTTGTCTCAAACCCAGAGCCTCAACTACTACTTTGGCGAACCGAAGCTGAAAGACGTTTTAACCGTCCTTGTAAAGGGGTGGCGGGAGGGGCTTACGACCGGCTCTTACTACATCCACACCCAGCCAGCGGCGGGGTCGCAAAAGACGAGCATTATCACTTCGCCCCCGCCGGACGGCCCCCGCCCGTCGCGCGGCGCCGAAAAAGAAGAAGTTTGCACTGTTTGCTCGGTGTAGCCGCGCTAAAAAGCTCGCACTGTAGGCCGCGTGCGCTAAAGGTTGAGCGCCTTGCGCGCCGGCTTTTTTCGCGTTTGGGTTTGCTTTCGGCGGGCCGCTTTCGGGTAAAGCGCTTTTGCAAGCGCGCCACACTTTTTGAATCGGCTTTAAGCGGAGTACATGGCTGCTAAGTATAGGATCGGCGCATGGAGCGGCAGAGGTATTCGCGCAGCGCTCGGATGGTTTTGCTGTGGTTGGCGTCGGTCGCCAGCGGGCCGCGCCAGGCCCGCCCAGACACGACGTGCAGCGCGGTTTTCGACGCCTTTCAGGTGCACGTTACTTGCTTCTTCTCTACCAACATTAACGTTACCCGGCACAACTTCAACGTTAAGTACTTTAGCCCTGGAACCGAGCCAGAAACGGTCCTGATGTGCAACTGGCAAGAAACACTCGAGCTGAAATGCCTTCAACAGACGTACTGCAGGTTCAACAGCCTTGTCTCTGAGGAGCTCACCCTTTACATCGACGGGCGTTTTAACCGGACAGAGGGGCGGTTTCGTTGCCAGCTAGTCCCCAGCGACGACCATGTGGCTGTCGACTGCGCGCTCACCGCGGCTCCTAGCACGCTTGCTAGTACCAGCCCGGGCGCGCCTGCCGGCTTAACCGCGCCAGGGTCTAGCCGGCGGGGGGGCGTTTCGCCCAAAAACCAGTCGCTTAAGGTTCGCACAGCGTGCACGTCTTACGCGTGGTCACCGTTGGTGTCGGGCCTGGTAGCGTCTAACGTTGCTCTGCTTGCAGCTTTGGCCACAAGTATCGCGATCACTTTCAGAGAAAGAAAGAGGCAGAAAGCGAAACGGTTGGGTTTTGGCCGGGGGGGCGCGATTTACAGAAAAAACCAGGCCGCCGCGCACCCGGGCTTTAACGCGCAAACCGCGATAGCCACCCAGGCCTTGCAGCGGCCCGCATGAAAAAAAAGCTGCAGCGCCGATTCTTCTTCTAAGCAACCTATCGTTGCTCGGGGTGCCAGGTAGGTTCGCAAGCACGTTTTTTGCCAGATTCGCATAAGCTGACCAGGGTGGCGTCGAGTGCTTAAGCCTTTTTGAGTTTTCGCGCGGCCAGATCCGCTCAAGTTGACCAGGGTGGCGTTGGAGTGCTTAAGCCTTTTTGAGTTTTCGCGCGGCCAGATCCGCTCAAGCTGACCAGGGTGGCGTCGAGTGCTTAAGCCTTTTTGAGTTTTCGCGCGGCTTTAGCCAGATCCGCTCAAGTTGACCAGGGTGGCGTCGGAGTCGCTTGAGCCCTTTTTTGGGTTTTCGCGCAAAAGCCAGGGCGCTTCGTACTCGGGGTACTTTTTAGCGACCCACCCTGGAATTTCGATGGCGTTTTCTTTAAGGCTGTCGTGGATTCCTTGGATGTCTTCAAGAACGCTCGTATGGTCGTAATGGACCGAGGGGTCTGCGGCTCGGGCCTCTTCCTCGCAGGCGATCGCGACGTCAATAAGAGAGGCGGCGCGAAGATGGGCCATCCGTGAGGACCGGTGCTGCTCTGCCCGCTTCTGGTAGCCGAGGAAGTTGTTAATGGCGGTCAGCCCCGCGATAAGGGCAAGCGCCGCGTTGCTAACGAGGGTCGTCCAGAGAGGGTCTACCAGCTCTTGCATGGTGTTCGTTGCAAGAGCGGCCAAGAGGGTCACGGCAAGAATCGCAACCGTAAAGTTGCGGTGGATCCGGGCCGCCGAACGTCCCGCCCCCGTGTGCATCGCCGCGTACGCGTGGTGGCGCTCTCTAATTTGCCCAAAAAGGTCCCTTATGCCGCCGCGCACCTGGGGGGCGCGCACCTGGGGGGCGCACCCTGCAACGGGTTTTGCGGCCTGCCGTTGTTCCCGCGTCACGTAAGAGGCTAGCCGTTTAAACGAAAGCAGCGGCAAGGTGTCGTCGTCGCTTTTCGACGCAAAGCCGGCCGCTACTTCACTGTCGCTTTTTGACGCAGAACCGGTGGCTTCTCCACTGTCGCTGTCGGGCAAGCGCCCTAATAAAAGCGCGCCTTTGTGGCGCGCTACTGCCAGCCTTGGCGCAGCGTTCTGGGCAGGGGTCGTGGCGTTTTCCTCCATCGCTTGTCATTATAAGGGCCGCAAAAAAAGCGCGCCTTGTGGCGCGCCTTGTGGCGCGCCTTGTGGCGCGCCGCTGCCAGCCTTGGCGCAGCGTTCCGGGCAAGGCCGTGGCGTCTTTTTTATAGCTTGCCGCCATAAGGGCTGCAAGAAAGGGGGCGCGATTAGGCGCTTCGCTGGACGTACGCCAACACCGCGCTGGCGCTGCTGCCCTCGTAGTCGCGCGTGGCTGGCCAGCCGCAAAGGCCAGGCTCGTTTTGGTAAACCCCGCTGGCTGTGCCGAGCGGCGCGCTGTAACCGGTGCTTTTGCTTTGGGCGCGCCTTGGCGCGCTCTGATGCGCGGTCGCGCTAGCCGGGCGGCCGTACCAGAGGGCGTGGCTTTGGGGCTTGCGGCCTTCTTTGTTTAGGGCGGTGGCCGCGCCGGCAGGCTTTTCTCGAACAACCATCGGGACGCCCCAGAATGCAAAGGCGACCGTCAGGACAATGATCGCCATCACGATGACTGCGGCGAGGTAGTTCATGGCGCAACGTCGAAGCCGCGGTACGTGCTATATAGCACTGCAACCGTAAAGGCGAGCAAAACCGGGGTGGCCCGCGGGCCGCTGGTTGGCGGCGCACCGTCTACAGCGCAAGCCCGAGGCTAACTGCCCGGGCTAACGCCGGCGGCGCCGCTTCGTAGCGGAAGGTGGAATGGCCTAGTTGTCGCCAAGCGCGGCGTTAGAGAAAGCGCGAGGAACCACGCCCTCAAGGAGGTTGATTTTCTGCGTTTCGGCCGCGTTCGCTTCGCGCCGCGAAGCGAACGCAAGAAAGCGTTCAACGGTTTTTTTGTCGCTTTCCTTTTGCGCGTCGCCGCTGGCCGGAGCGTTAAGGCTGGGGGTGGCGGCGTTTACGGCGTCTTGAACCTCGCAGGCCTCTTCAAGACGCCGGAGGGCCGCCGGAAGGATAGCCCCCATCTCGCTTTCCCAAAACCTAGGGTCGTCCGGCGGGACTAGCTCGAAGCGCAGCAGGGCCGCTTGGGCTTTTTCAACCTCGCTTTTGTCGGCAGAGGCCATCGCCACGACAGCGTTGGCGGTGTACGGAAGGATCCACACGGGCTTGGTGGTGCAGCGGGCGGCCCCGTCCGTAGCCACACCGGCCGTACCAACGACGTCTTCAGCGGCCTTAGACGGCGCGTAAAGCCACTCGGTGTACACGAACGGGAAGCCGGCGTACCTGCAGAGCGCGGCTTGGGCTGCGGCAACGTCCCAAAAAGCCCCCACAAAGCCCAAGCGGTCTGAAACCACAACGAATGTCTTTCTCTCCATGCTGTGCGCGGCTGTACACGGCTGTACACAGCCCTGCTAGCTGTTTAAAAAGAGAGCAAAGGCGCGCGATCGGAAGCAGCAAAGCACGTCGAGGAAGCCGATAGACCATCGGGCCGCGTCTTCGGGTGGCTAGCCGCGTCAAGAAAGCGGCCATCCGGGCCGCGCGTTCGGGTGGTTAGCCGCTGCGGGCGGCCGCGCGCGGGGCCGCCGCGGAGCAGCGGGGGGCCGATCCGTGTCAAGAAAGTTCATCAGGTGGCCATCCGGGGCTGCGTGTTCGGGGTGGTTAGCCGCTGTGGGCGGCCGCGCGCGGGGCTGCCGCAGAGCAGCGGGGGGGCGATTCATTACCGTGTCAAGAAAGTCCATCAGGTGGTCATTGGCCGCGTGTTCGGGGTGGTTAGCCACGGCGGGCGGCCGCGCGCGGGGCCGCCGCAGAGCAGCGGGGGGGCGATTCATTACCGTGTCAAGAAAGTCCATTAGGTGGTCATTGGCCGCGTGTTCGGGGTGGTTAGCCACGGCGGGCGGCCGCGCGCGGGGCCGCCGCGGAGCAGCGGGGGGCCGATCCGTGTCAAGAACGTCCATCAGGTGGTCATTGGCCGCGTGTTCGGGGTGGTTAGCCGCTGTGGGCGGCCGCGCGCGGGGCTGCCGCAGAGCAGCGGGGGGCCGATCCGTGTCAAGAAAGTCCATCAGGTGGTCATCGGCCGCGTGTTCGGGGTGGTTAGCCACGGCGGGCGGCCGCGCGCGGGGCCGCCGCGGAGCAGCGGGGGGCCGATCCGTGTCAAGAAAGTCCATCAGGTGGTCATCGGCCGCGTGTTCGGGGTGGTTAACCGCTGCGGGCGGCCGCGCAGCGCCGGGGGGCAACCGCGGGACGTCGGCGTTGTCCCAGCGGGGCGCAACGTCGTCGTAAAAGCGCTCGTCTAAGAAAGCGTGGATGCGTGCGACGGCGTCGTCGGGGTCGTTGGCTCCGCCAAGAGGTAAGAGGTGGGACGGGACGTGCGGCTTCAAAATGTCTGGGGCCGGCCTCTCGGGGCCCGCGAGCACAAAGAGGCGGCCGGTCTTGGTAAAGCTTAGGTACAGGCTCTTTTGCGCGCGTTTGACGCCGATGCCGTACATCTTGCGAAGGACAGGGTTGACCACGCTTAGAAGGATTTTGGCGACGTAGCGGCCCTGCTCGCGCTCGGCCGTCCAAACGGTCGGGCGCCGGATCTGGAACTCAGAAGAGATTTGCTCGAGCTGGGCGGAGAGGTCGCGTTCGCTGGCCCGCATGCGGTAGTACATCGTCTCTTCACGGATCGGGGTCGTGTCGGTGATGCACCGGAAGCCACAGAAGCGCAAAAGCCAAACCGCTAAGAAGTGGGCCTGGAAGACGTAGCGGTGGTGGAGGTCCTGGATCTCGCAGGCCGAGACGGCGGTGGCGCCACCGGGTAGGCAGGCTTCTATTAGCGACCGGTAGCTGCGCGCCTCCAGGTCTTGGATGAGGCGGAGGGACTCAACGATCGTAGCTCCTGCCGTGATGCGCAAGAGGTTTCGGTAAACCCGAGAGGCCTCTGGCTTTTTGTAAGCGGCAACGAAGGCGGCGTCTAAAGGGCGGCCGTGCCAGCAGAAGGTGTCCCGCAGGCGGTACTTTGAGAGGCCGAGCCGCTCGGGCTCGGAAACGTCGAGCTGGCGGGACAGACGGTCGCGCACGGCGACGGCTTCTTCAGGATCGAGGTCCGGAGCTTTGGCAATGGCCTCGCACTCGGCCGCGGCCAGCTTTTGCTTTAGGGCTTTTTGGCCCGCCTGGATGCCAGCGAGGCGGCCGCCGGCTTCGGGGAGGGCCTCGAGCAGCTCGACGGCCGCGCCCGTGTCGGCGACCTGGTCAATGAACCGCGCCACGAAATCGTTTTTCGAGAGGTTATTTACCCGCACCGTTTCAAGCCAAAGGCAAAAGTACGGAGACTCGTGGTAGCGGACCTCGCCGTCCAGGCCGTACTCGAACTGGAGGGCTAGCTGCCCCCCCGCCTCGCCGATCTGGCGGTACAGGTTCGTGCGCTTGTCGTAGAGCAAGCGGCAGACATCGTCGACGCTTGTCGGAAGGTTCTTCGTTTGCCCCGAGAGGCAGACGTAGTGGTTTTTGGTTCCGATGCTGCGGACACGCGCAAGCATCTGCCGGCACGTTTCGGCGTCGCAAGACGCGTCGGTGAAGTAGCCGAAAAGAGCGTCGAAGTGTTCAAGCTCGTACGAGACCCCGGCGCTGACCGTCGGCGTGTAAATTAAAACGTCGAGGTCGGACCAGTGAGCGTGCACGTCGGCAAAGTGGCGCTTTTTTTCAGAGGGCGGGGTGCGGCTGCTGTAAAGGCGGACAGCCTTCTCTGGAAACCGCTGGCGGACCGAGGCCTCGAAGGCTTTGGCCTCTGCCAAAGAGTTCGTCGGAAGGACAACCCGCTGGTTTTTGCGAAGAGCTTCGTAGAGGTGGTCAAGCCACACGGCCTGGTTGGCCGTAAAGAAGTACTTGTCGTCAGCGGCGCGCAAATACTGGTTCCAGTGGAACGTGACGGGGTGGCCGGGGCGCATCCGCTGAAGAACGTGGAGGGTCCGGTCGCCAATGTTGGCATCTATGCAGATAACGCGGCTCGTGGTCGCAAGCATCCACTGGAACATTGCAAAAGCCGCGTTGAATTGCTTGTGGAGACCGCTGTTGAACTGGGCCAAGATGCTTTCAACCTCGTCCAGGACCAACAGGTCGACCGGCTCGGGGGCCTCTCCCATCCGGAGACGGTGAAGAGACTCGACCTGAACGATTAAGCGCGGGAAGCGCACGTGGTCAAGGTCGCCCTGGTGGTCGCTGTACAGCTCGAAGTCGCGGAAATCCTCACGCTGCATGCTTTTTGAGAAGGTTTGGCGGAAGGTGACCATGCGGATTACCGGGACCCGCAGAGCGCCCGGGCGAGCCGGGAACTCGCGGTCGAGGTACTCGCGCAGGGCTTTCGTCTTGCCAAGCTTCATCTGGCCCTTGACCGCAAGGGTCGGAACGCTCTCGTAGGGCCGCATCCGCGGCTCGGCGTAAACGTAGCGGTCGGGCACCGTTTCGAGTTCTGTCGCGCTGGCAAGGTGGGCGTTGACGCCCCCTGCGTGGATCGCGGCAATGCGCGCCCCGATGGTTAGGTTTGACTGGCGCTGGCGTCCGGTTTGGCCGGTACCGGCTGCGGCGACGTCGAAGAGAACGAGGCGGGCGAGGTCGGCGGTGTCTAAGGTTCGGGTTTTTGTCCCGCCAACGGCGTGCCGGCAGTGCTCGACGATCCGGTGAGCAACCTTAGCAGCGGGGTCTGGCCAGGGTCCGTTTTCAACGGGCTCGGCTGTGACCATGAGCGTGTTGTCGTTGTCGTGGACGCGGCCGCAGATCGCGCAGTGGCTGGGACGCTTGCGGCGGAACAAGAGCAGCTTTCCGCAGACCCGGTGGAACTCGTGAGCGTCTGCGGCGCCAGAGCGCGCAACGGCCTCAAGGATTGTCCGAAGATCTTCGCCCGAAATTTCGGGGGTCTGGGCGTGGGCGTTGCCGTCGACGAGACGGACCTCGCCGGTTCCTTCGGTAAAGAGCCGGGAAAGAACCCGGGCTCCGGGGCGCGCCCGGATAACCGTGGCTTCGCGAGGAAGGTTAGCGGTCCCGAAGCGGGTCGTGACCTCTTTTACACGGCCAGAGTTCGGCTTTGAAGAACCGACCAGGCGGAAGTTTTGGAGCGACTTGTTCACCTGGGGGTCGACAAGCTCGCGAATTGCTGCGGGAAGCTGGTTTAAAACCCGGGCCGTAAAGCCCTTCGCCTCTTCGTTGTTCGCGACGGCGTACGGCGCCACGACAAGGTGGAAAGAAAACTTGTAGTCATCGCCGGCGGGGCCCGAAGAGTCCGTCGCGATCACGTCGTTACGGGTCGCAGCAAGGTCCTCGAGGCCGAGGTAAGCCCCTTGGAGCTCGTCAAGAATGACGTCGATGAGACCGTTGAGGATTCCGTCCACCTTTTCTTGACGCGCGCGCATCTGGGCGGCGCGGCGGGCTACGGGGGGGTCGGCGCCGCCGGTTACTAGGTCGGCGCCGCCTGTTACTAGGTTTGCGCCGCCTGTTACTAGGTCGGCGCCGCCTGTTACTAGGTTTGCGCCGCCTGTTACTAGGTCGGCGCCGCCTGTTACTAGGTTTGCGTCGCCTGTTACTAGGTTTGCGTTGCCGCCCACCAGCTCAGAAACGTAAGCGTCAAGAGCCGCAAGCTCTTCAGCGGTCGGGCCGGGCTTGGTAAAAGCAAAGGCGTGGACGACTTCGGCTGGAATTGCGTCAATCTTGCAGCCGGGGGCGTCTATGTCGAACTTGAGGTGCTGGGGGTGAGCCCCGAAAACGACCTCGTCGAAACACCGCTCGCGGACTGGGATCGTGTCCCGCCAGGCCCAAAAGTCGGCCCAGTCTGCAAAAACGCGGTACACGCGGCAAAACTCGTCCCGGATGACGGGCCGGGTAGCGAGCTCGTCGAGCCGGTAGTTCTCTTCGAGAACGTCGGCGCAAGCGCGCCCAGCGCCCCCCTTTAAAAAGAGATACCCGCGTGGCTGATGGACGCGAAAAGCCATCGCGTGGCCGTGCCTAACAATCGTTCTGATCAAAATTAGGCGCGCGGCCGCTCCTGGCCAGCAGATCGCAGCCCGCTAGCGTCGCCCCTGGCCAGCGAGCCTTTAAGCCGCAGCTCGGCGTTACGCCAGCAAGCCGCGGCACGGAAAGCGAGCCTTTAAGCCACAACCGGCGTTACGGCCAGCAAGCCGCGGCACAGAAAGCGAGCCTTTAAGCCACAACCGGCGTTACGGCCAGCAAGCCGCGGCACGGAAAGCGAGCCTTTAAGCCACAACCGGCGTTGCGGCAGCAAGCCGTGCCGTTTAAAGCTTTGCTGCCGCAGCCGCACATCCGGCTTCTTTGGTCAGCAAGCTCACCCATTTTAGCGCGCGCTGGCTTTGTTAAAACTGATTTTTGTTTTTTGCTAGACAGATTAGCATGAGCGGACGCGTAAACAGCCCGGCGCCTGTCGCCACTTCTCGTGGAACGGCGCCCTCTGCAAGCAAACCAACGTATGCAGACCTGGGAATTTTGGCCGATAAGCCCAAGCGGGCAGACATGGCTGCGTTACAAACAAGGGTAGCAAGTTTTCAGAACGCCTTATGGAAAAACAGCAAGCACGCGCATACGCCCAACGAGTTGGCCGAAGCCGGCCTGTTCTATGCTGGCTACGAAGACTGCGCACGCTGCTTCATGTGTGGAATGGGCTATAAACGCTGGGAACCGTGCGACAACCCTTGGATTATACAAGCGATTTGGGCTCCCGGGTGCGCTTACGTTCGCATGGTTAAGGGAGCCGTGTTTGTAGAAATCGTGCAAAGGATGCACAGAAACAAAGAAGAAATCGCGCTTAAAGCGGTTGAAAAAGAGGTCGCTCAAATAACGAACGCAAACGCCGGTGCTAAGTTTGTAGCGCTCAGAGCTAGGCCGAGCGTAACGGTTGACGTGCGCCAGCTAGAAATAGAAAACGAAGAGCTGAAGTCGCAAGTAACGTGCAAGATTTGTATGGATGAAAAAATCTCTGTGGTCTTTTTGCCGTGTGGGCACATCGTAGCTTGCACCGGATGCGCTCCCGCGCTTAAAAAATGTCCGCTGTGCAGAGCTGAAATCTTAGGTAGCACCGTGGCTCTGCTAGAGTAGCGCGGCGAACGGCTTTAACGCACAAGCGCCGCGCTGCTAGCAACAGCTAGCAACAGCAACAGCTAGCAACATGCTAGCAACATGCTAGCAACATGCTAGCAACATGCTAGCAACATGCTAGCAACATGCTAGCAACATGCTAGCAACGCAACGCTCTTACCCATTTTTTTGCTTAGCCGCTAATCGGTTTCGCCGGCGGCGGTTTTTCGTCGCTAGTATACGCGTTCTTAAACACTACAATGGCTCAAGTCGGAGAAGCTGCACTTATGATGGGTGCCCCCGAGGTGGGCGTCCCGCTTATGGCCGCGCAGACCATCGCGGCCCACGGCAGGCCGATCTTTGGCGGCGTGCTCATTGCTCTCTCTATCGTCTTTATCATCGCCGCGGTTATTACCCTTTCTGCCGCAAAGTCTAGCGGCGCTAAGGTTGCGGGCTGGATGCTGTTTGTTTTATCCCTCGGAGGCCTTGGCTTTGGCGGGTACCTCGTTGTTCGCGAGCGGAAAGGAAAGCGTGCTTAAGCGACGACGGACGGCTTTTTAGTTAAAGGCACCTCCCCCCTAAAATACAGCCGCTCGATACCAGACATGCTTTCTAGCTCGACCGACCTCTTCGACGCGGACGTTTGCGTCCTTTCTACGGCCAACCTTTTGCTCGCCGTAGCCAACGTCGCGTTCTTGCTTCGGCTGGTTTACCGGCCAAGACGGTGTTTTGACCAGGTGCTTAAAATGCTTGCTGACGAGCAGGGGGACTGGTACATCGAAAAGGTTCTTGGACATGAGCTTGCAAAGGTCTTGCAGCACAACACCCGCGACCTCGGCGCGGCCGGCGGCGACAGCGACGCTTACAGCAGTGGGGGGGACAGCGACGGCCGTGGAGAGGACGGCGTTGGCAGCGGAGAAGATAGCGACGGCTGTACAGAAAATAACACCGGCAGCGGAGAAGACAGCGACGGCCGTAGAGAAGACAGCACCGGCAGCGGAGAAGACAGCGACAGCGAGGACGGCAGCGGTGGTGAAAGCGGCGACGGCTGCGGCAAAGACTACGGCGATGAAGATTACGACAACGAAAGCGCTACCGACGAAGGTGGTTACGGCGACAGCTGCGGCGACGAAAGAAACAATGACAGCCATTTTTATCGCGGCGCCAAAGACGCCGAGTTTTTTGCAGGGGCCGCAAACATGCCAACCCTCTGGCGCTAAAGGGCTGCTTGCAGGGTTGTTTGCAGGGGTACGCCGCTAAGCCGGCCGCTACAGCAATCGCAGCTTTTCGAGCTGAGCGAGGCTTCGGTCAGCTACTTTTTGCGCTGCCGGGAGCGCCGCGTCGCCGATCCTTCGGTCAGCTACTTTTTTGCGCTGCGGGGGCGCCGCGTCGCCAATCCTTCGGTCAGCTACTTTTTGCGCTGCCGGGGGCGCCGCGTCGCCGATCCTTCGGTCAGCTACTTTTTGCGCTGCCGGGGGCGCCGCGTCGCCGATCCTTTGGTCAGCTACTTTTTGCGCTGCCGGGGGCGCCGCGTCGCCGATCCTTCGGTCAGCTACTTTTTGCGCTGCCGGGGGCGCCGCGTCGCCGATCCTTCGGTCAGCTACTTTTTTGCGCTGCCGGGGGCGCCGCGTCGCCGATCTCGCTGCTAAGCCGAACAAAAATGCCAACGCGGCGGTTGCCCGTATGGGGAACGTACAGGGTTGTGTTCGCGGGGTCTACGCCAAGAAGACGGGGGTCGAAAGCGCCAGCAACGCGGATCTTTTTCCCGATCGCTTCCAGAGTGGGCATCATCTGTACCATCATCTGGCTGTAGGCCGCGCGGCCAAGGTGAACCAACGCCGACAGGTGGTTTAAAATCTCTCCGCGCCGCTCGTTCGGAACGCGAGCGTAAAGTTTGTTTAGCTGAGCCGTCAGGTTGTGGCCTGGCCCGCACTCATCTAAAACGAGGTAAGCAGAACCTTTTTTTCCGGCAAAGTCTACCTTGATGCAGCCCGTCTCTTGTACCTCAGACATCCGCATGAGCTGGCGCCGCCAAACCTTTTTTTCTTTATTGGTTGCAGCGGCAGCGTCAACCATCGCGTCAAAGAGGATCCGGGGAGCCGGGAGGCCGATAGCGAGAGAAAGGTTGTGCATGTCCTGGATTCCGGCGAGCGGGCCTTCGCCGTTAGCGGCACCGGCTTTGCCGAGAATTTCGCGGGCGCGTTCTTGGGCCGCAGCCCGTTCGGCTCTACCGATCGCGGCTTCGCCGGTGGCTGCGCGCTTAGCAAAGAGGGCTTCGGCGGCGCGGTCGGTCGCCTCGTCAAAAATGAGCCCGTCGAGAGCGACAAACGGGTCCAAAGCGGCCGCGCCGTCAAGCGAGCTGTTAGCGCTGTCAAGCGCGTCTCCGGTACCATCGATCACGCCGTTTTTGTTGAGCGCCATCGTCTGCGGTGCGTATCTCTCAACGCCGGGGGCTCTAAAACCGAGGCGGGCGTTAATCTTGGCGGTAGAACGGCCTACAAAAACGCGCCGCGCCGGCGGCGGAAACTGAAAGGGTCCGCGTACGATGCATGTATAAGCAGCGCCTGACGACTGCGATGGCGGCACGACAACAACGGCGCGACGGCCGCAGCCCGCAGAAACCGGAAGGGCCTGGAGCGCGCCTACTTGTCCAGAAAAAGTTTGAGCGGTTTCTTGTTACCCCCCCGTGCACCGACGGCGCGTTTACCGCCTTTGAAGACCTTGTTCGCGTCACGGGGCCGGCAGAGCCCCACAACGGCAGAGTTTTTCAAGCCTTTCAAGAGATAGACCGAGACGTGCAGGCCGCAAAAGCCCGCCTCGACCCCTACGAGAGCGACCCAGAGCTGGCTGGGGCCCTGCGAGCCGTTTTCCCCTACGCCGGCCTTAGGGGCCGCATCGTTAGAGAGTTTGGCGCGCAGGTCGTTACGAACGCTTGGCTTAAAATGTACGAAATCGCGACGCAGATGGGCCTTTTTGACGCGGCGCGGGCCGTTACGAGCGAGGGGTCGGCCCTTCGAGTTTTCTGCAACGCCGAGCTGCCGGGGGCCTTCGTTAGCGCGCTTAACCACTACGCCTGCACCTGGTACCCCAACATGCGGTACGACTGGGTGGCCTCGTCTCTTTACCCCGAAAGGGGCTTGGCCGGGCGAGCCAGCCCTGCCGACGCTCTCGGCGACCACTACGGTCTGTACGCCCGAAACCCCGACCGGTGGCTTATGGACGCCGGCATGCGGGGAGATGTTACCGACGTCGTTTCGATCCAAGAGCTCGCCCGCCGCGCCAAAGACAAGCTGGGAGAAGTCGACCTCTACACCTCTGACGTGGGGATCGACGTTTCAGAAGACTACGCCGGTCAGGAGCGGATGACAGCCCGCCTCAATTTGGGCCAGATCGTTGTCGGGCTGATCTCGCTTCGGGTCGGCGGCGCCCTTGTCGCCAAAACCTACACGTTTACCCGCCCCTACAGCCTCTCTGTTCTCGGCTTGTGCGCGACCCTCTTTAATGCTTTCTACGTGACGAAACCCAGAACGTCGCGGGCGGCGAACTCGGAAACGTACCTCGTTGGGATCGGGTTCCGCGGCCTAACCGAAGAAGCTAAAGAGTTTCTGCTGAGAGCCGTCCAGAACTACGATGACTCTAGTGTCCCGCTCTTCCCTCTAGGATACTCTGGAGCCGAACACACGGTTCTTTCTCTCTTGACCGCGTCGGTCCAGATCCACCAGAGCCAGCAGGTCGCCGTCCTCTTAGAGGCGGTTGCTTTCTTTGAAGCTTACCGGGGGAAGCTTGGAAAGCTTCGCCAAGATGTACAGCCCGTCGTTTCTAAAGCAGAGCGACGCTGGCTTGAAGACAACCCGGTTAAACGTCTCCCCAAGCTGTGTTTCTTGCGTGACAACGGCAACCCTCGGGCCGCTTGGCCAAGTAAAGCTACACGCCCGCGCTAAGATACGGCAAGCCGTTATGTTAACGAGCGCGGTTGTACGTTAAGCTTAAATCGCTGGCGCCACTTGTGAGCAGCTCAAGTGGCTGTGCGGGGGCGTAACCGGCGCGCCCGGAAAACCCTAGAGCGTGCGCAAGCTCAACTAAGGTGCGCGCCGTAAAGAGCATAGCTGCTCGCTTTGCGCTTTTTTAGGCGGCTTTTAAAAAAGCACCAAAAATGAAGCTCGACAAACCACGAGTTAAATACTACGGCACCTGTTGTATCTGACGCCACCCTGCAGTAAGCACAATGGCCGATAAGTCTAACGTCCACCAGCAACTCGTCAACTCTATTTGCGACGCCACCGTTGCCGCGCTGAAGCCGCAACATGAGCAGCTTAGCGGGTCAATAGCGTACGAGTTCGCCAACGTCAACACCCTCCTAGGCTCCGTTATAGCCCGCCTTGAAGTTTTCGAATGCGGCGGGGCTGCTGGCGGCGGTGGCGGCGGCGGCGGCGCTAAGCGCGCTCCCCGCGGAGAGCGCAAAACCGGCGCTGCCGCTGCAAAAAAGCCGCCGATTGTTGCGGCGGATGCCGACGTTTACAGCGCGGTTAAAAACGCGTGGCTCTTCTGCCGCCGGATGTGGGTTGACGACGAGGGTTTCCGCGCCCGGTACTCGAGCGCAAGTACGGCCGCCGCAATTGAGGCGGACGAAAAAAGTATGAAATGTCCTGAAGGCTCGCTAGACCGCCTTTTGGCAGAGGGCTCGGTCGTCTGGAGAAAGGGTCTTACCGACGCGCAGCAGGAGAGCGTGCGCGCCGAGTTTCGACGCTGGAAAGAAGAGCGCAAAAAGCAGGCGCTAGAAGACCCCCTTGCCGCAGACAGCAACGCTGAAGACGGTGCTAACAGCGATTAAGCGCCAGCATAGCCACTGACGCTAGAACCCCAGCCGTTTTTTTGGCCGCGAGTTTCTCCGGGTTGTATACCGCACCCCTGCAACCAACGTCGAAGCGACAGCAGCATGCCGAGCACCGCAGCAACTAACAGCGCCGCCGCCTCCAAGCGGAAGGCTGCCGCAAAAAAGGCCGCAAAAACCCGCACGGCCGACGCTGAAAAGCGATCGCTTGCCGCCAAAAAGGCGGCTCGTACCCGCAAGCGCAACGAGGCGGCTTTGAGACCCGCAAAGAAAACGACCGGCACCAAGCCTAGAAAGCCGACCACCGGCGCTAAAAAGACCGGCGCGAAAAAGCCCGCTAAGGCAAAGCCCGCCGCCAAGAAGTCTGGCGGCCGGCGCAAAGCCATGGCTCAGTACGAGGCCGAGGCCAAGCGCATGGGCATCCCCCTTTCTAAAGACGGCCACAAGAAGACCAAAGAGCAGCTCCAGCGAGCCATCGCTTACCGCAGGGCCCACAAGAGCGTTTAGGCGCCCCGCGCGGAAGCTGCCCGGGCCTTAGTTTTGAAAGCCCTGAGGCCTAGGTACCGCAGCGATGGCGCGGCGCTCCCGCGGGACAGCCGAGCTCTTTCTGGGCCCGATGTTTAGCGAGAAGACGACCGAGGTTGGGCGGAAGCTCAAGCGAGCTCGCCTGGGCCTGCTCCCCTGCGTACTCGTGAAGCACGCCGCCGACACCCGGTACGGAAGCGGCTCTGTCGTCTACACCCACGACGGCTTGGCGACAGCCGCCAGCCCCGCGACAGCCGACCTTGGCCGCCTCCGGGTCCTTGAGACCCGCTTGCTCCTCGACGTCGAGCTCTTCCCCGAAGAGCTTGACATCGGGGTCGACGAGGGCCAGTTTTACCCCGACCTCCCTGAGGCTGTCGACCTCTGGATGCAAGAGGGGCGGCGGGTTTACGTCGCAGCTCTTGACGGAGATTACCGCCGAAAGCCCTTCGGGCGCGTTTCTGAAACGATCCCCTTCGCAACCTGCGTCGTAAAGCTTGCGGCGATCTGCATGTTTTGTTGCGGGTCTAGCGGTAACTCTTTGCCCGCAAAGGCTTCGTACACGGTTCGGACCGTTGAGGGCACCGCCCAAGAGATGATCGGGGCAAAAGACAAGTACCGGGCGGCGTGCCTCGACTGCTACCTCCGAGAAACGGCGCAAAAGCGCGCAGCTTTGCCCAGCGTTGGGGACAAGTAGCCGTCTTTTTTTCGGCTGGCCGCCCGCGGCTGCCGCCTTTAAGCGGCGCCCGCGTCGGGACGAGTACGCCGTTTTTGCCGCCCGCGGCTGTCTCAAAAAAAACTCGCCTGCACTACGGCGAGACAGGGTTGGGGTTGACGACGGCTTTGATGAAGATGCAATCGTCTTTAAGGTACTTAGACGGCAGCGGGCCCCCTTCGAGATTGTGTTGAGTGACAAAGAGCGCGGAGCCAAGCGCCACGTTCATTTCTGTGGTTGGACGCTGAAGACTCGTAGAACTGGCGGGAAGCGGCTGGAGGCGGTCGGATAGGTCGCTACGGGGGTCTCCGCCGCTTTGGTCCAGCAGGCTTAAGGCCACCTCATGGCGGAACGGCCACCGTAACAGGGCGTCGTACTCTCCTTTCATCACGACGTAGAAGAGAGAGAAGTGTGTTCCTGCCCCCATGCCATCCCCGTTTAAATAAGCCCGAAGGCACATCCTGTACCCAAACCGCCCTGTGTAAAAGGGCGGACTGAAGATCGACAACGACTCTCTGTTTTGCGCGCTTACCTTGCGAGCGGCATAGTTGCCGATTTTCCAGACCAAGTTGCCGTCGTAAGACGCCGTTTCTAGTAGCTGGAAGCGGAGGTCGTTTTCGGCCATCCGCACGTTGAAGCAGTCTAGCTGGCGCCCGTACAGGTTTAGCCGTTCAAGCGCTGCTTTTACCTGCTCGCGCTGGGTTATAGCGGCCGCGCTTTCTGCCGGCAGACCCTCGCTGCTCCGCAATCCCCCCTGCCGCTGAAGCTCAGCCACGTTTTTAGCCAAAGCTTCTTGCTGCTGCCGGACCTCAGCCACGGTTTTAGCCAAAGTTACTTGCTGCTGTGCTGTCTCTCTTTCTGCGGTAATCCTGTCTCGTACGTTATTTACAAGAACCAGCTCGAGTTTTTCGACCTTTGTTGCCAGATCTGCGTCTTGCAGTGAGCTTGGTGCCGGGTTTGGCGTGCTGAGCAGTTTAGCGTTTGCTATGTGCTTAGCCACAAGTTCTAAATGTCTCGCCAGGTCTCGTTTTTCGTGCTGTTTTACGTTTTTTTGCTGTCCCGCGTACCCGCACCCCATCTCTTTGTAGCCACAGTTGACAGGTCGAACGGGGCACTCGGCCTCGTGAGCCTGACGCTCTTTTCGTAACATGCTTTTTTCGCACCCGAACCGGCATACGGTGGTTTTCTCAGGACATATTTCTTCTTCGTGGCTTTGGAGCTGATTTAAGCTAACCTCTTGTTGACAGGACTGGCACTGGACGGGCCTAAAAACGCATTTTTTCAGATGGTTTTTTAGCTTCCCTCGATGTACTTTTTCTAGACAGCCTCTGGCGGCGTGCTCGCAGCCTACAGCCTCAAAGCTGCACTCGTTTACGTGGTTTTGCAGGTATTGCGTTTCAACCTGTTGGCTGCATCCTTCTTCCTTGTTCTTGCAGTAGACCAGGGCCCGCTTTAGCTCTCGTAAAATGCTTGTATCTTTAAGCAGTATTCCAGCTACAAGACCACAGTCTTCTTCTCCAGCGGGACAGGGTTTGCTTTCTTGGCCGCTCAGCAATGCTTCGGCGCACGGTGCGCACATACGATGTCCGCAGGTAGTTTGCACGGCGTCCCGGAGAACTCCTCCGTGCACGACGCACGAAAACCTGCTACGGTCTGCGTCGTTCACGAATTGCGGGTCGCGTTCTAAAGGGTTGGATGGCTCTTGGCTAGGCCGCGAAAGCTCTGGGCGTTCGGCCATCAGATTGCTGTAAACGTGCGCCAGGGTTGCCTCACTCTGCGCCAATTCAAATATGGTACGGCGTTACAGCCCGCGGTTGGTCACGCGGCGCAACGGCCGGTTCCGCCGAGGTAAGCCCGTACGCTTAGGCGGCAATTTGAAGGGGCGCGCAAAAAATGAACAGGCTCTCTTGCAGCACATCCGCACAAACGAGCAGAGCCGCCACGATGAGCAACGTCGATCAGCAGGTTTCTAGGTTTATGGCGTCGCTAAACGCCCACTTCACGACGCTCACGCACCACCAGTTCGTTCAGCTCGCTAGGCAGAAAGAGCAGCCAACCCCCCCGCTCTACGCCCGGTACGAGCAAGAGTTCCTGAGCCTCTTAACTCGCTTCTTACCCGTTACCGTTGTCGAAAAAACCGTCGCAGCGACCTTCCGCTGGATCGCTGCGCAAGACCGCACGGCCTTCACTACTGCCATGTTTGCGGGGAGGTACGTCCACGCCAGCTTATTGGTAGACGGCCGCACGTTTGAAACCGGGCTCGGCGTTGGGCACGCTATCTCGGTCAACGCCAGCCCTACTGGCTACCGGATCGGCGTTCCCCGCCCGCCCCTCGGGCAGCGAGAAAGCGGCGGCCGGCGCCGCAGGGGCGGCACCCGCAGCCGCCAGCCAAGCGGCAGCCGCCAGCCAAGCAGCGGCCGCCAGCCAAGCAGCGGCCGCCAGCCAAGCAGCGGCGTGGACGACGACGGGTTTACCCCCGTCAGGCGTCGCGGTGCTCGCAACGCGCCGGTTCTCGACGGTGCAGCCCGCCGTAAGCTGCTTGAAACGCTCGACCAAGAAGCTGAAACGCTCGACCAGACAGCGCCGCTTGCCGGCGATGCGCAAAAGGCAGCCTTGACCGAAGCACCGAAGCCGGCCAAGGTGAGCTCGTACCTCGACGCTGCCAGCCGCGCGCTGCCTTCTTCGAGAGAAGCGCCGCTTGCCGGCGATGCGCAAAAGGCAGCCCCGACCGAAGCACCGAAGCCAGCCAAGGTGAGCTCGTACCTCGACGCTGCCAGCCGCGCGCTGCCTTCTTCGAAAGAAGCGCCGCTTATCGCGAGCCCCCTCCCCCCGGGCACCCTCTGGGCTGACGCGCTGCCTTCTTTGAAAGAAGCGCCGCTTATCGCGAGCCCCCTCCCCCCGGGCACCCTCTGGGCTGACGCGGTAGACGCTGAAGACGAGCAGACCAGCGCCGCGGAAAACAAAAACAGCGGTGACGAGTAGCGCCGGCCTTTGAGACTTAATGCGCGGACCCTTCGAGGTTTACGGCCACCAATTGCGCGAACTCTTCGAGGTTTACGGCCTGGGCTTCGCTTTCTAGGTAGTCAGCAAGCTCTGGAGACGCCAAGAGGGCTTCGGCCCACTCTTGGCCTAAAGCCGCGAACTGCAGCCGGAGCCCCCGGTTTTTTGTGGCCAGGTAGGCGTTTGTTCCCAAAACGTCGGCCCACTGCTCCAGCCACCCCCAAAGCGCTGCGGCGTTCGCCGGCCCTAAGCCCTCGAGGGTTTTGCCCACTTGAGCTGCGGTGAGCGTGCCGTCGCTCCGAAGCGTCCATCCAAGCTGCGCGACGAGGAGCCAGCCCGAAGGCTGGGCGGGTGGCGGCGGGACGCCGACAGCGCCCTCTGGCGCGCCGCCGACAGCGCCCTTTGGCGCGCCGCCGAGCGCCTCGTTGCTGCAACTTTGCGCGGGGGCGGCCGCGCCGTACCTCTGCGCAACCTCTTGGTCAGAAGCGGCCAGAGAAATCCCGGCTGCTTGGAGCTGGGCGCGGAAGCGGCAAAAGGCTTGCCGGATGTCGTCGCTGGTAACCTTTTTGGTTTGGCACCCGTAGTGCACCGTAATCCCGCTCATCGTGCTGCGTCTAGCCGACCGAACCCGGGGCCTTCCACGGCGTGCTGCTATTGCGTTTAGCCGGCTGAACCCGGGCCTTCTACAGCGTGCTGCTACGTCTAGCCGACTAAACCCAGAGCCTTGCGCGCTGCTTTTTTTTGTTGATCGCCTGGGAGCGCGCTGCTTATCGCTTTATGTCTAGCCGACTGAACCCGGGCCTTTTACGCTTAACCTCGGCGTGCTGCTTTTTTTATATTGCTTTACGTCTAGCCGACTAAACCCGGGCCTTCCACAGTGTGCTGCAACAGCGCGGCCGCGATACAAGCAAAACGGCTGTTCAAAAATAGGCCCGAAGCGCGTATTAAAGACCAGAGCCCCACAGCTTCATACACGGCAGAACCGGACCGATGGACCTTTCTAGCGAACCGACCGACAAAGCATTCGGGTTTTGTCTCTACACCCAGCCCACCAGCTCGATGGCTGACAGCATGAAGGCTTTGGGGCACCACAACGAAAACGCCAGCCCCGAGCTGGGAGCAGACATGGCCGAAATCCGAGCCCGGGTTCTCGGGCGACGGATGGAGGCCGCTCAGGCCGTAGAAGCGGCGAGGGATAAAGACGCTCTTACCACCGAAGAGCACCGAGAGGTTTACCGAGAGCTGCAGCGCAAGCACCAGGTCAATCTTAACGAAGAGTTGCACGCCGCCGCCCTCGAAGACCCAACCCTCGTGGCTCACATGGAAGCATCCCGCCGCCGCCTAGCCGAGCAAGAGCAAGCCCTCCTCCGTCTTCCCCGGCTCGAGACCCTTAGAACCAGGTACCTGAAAGCGATGGGCCAAATCTCGTCGCTCGTCCGCGGGCTCGAAGAGCAACACATGGCTGAGCGCGAAAACGCCGAGATCGGCCACCGGCAAAGACGCGTCCTTATAGATCTCTCTGAGGGCCGCAAGCCCCACGGCTTTCCGGCTTTCGGCTCTGCCGCTCGAGGCGACCCCGGGGCGAAAGAGGCCTTGGCCCTTGCCGCCATAGAGGCTGAAAAGGTTGCTCAGTCTTACGACGGCCTTTTGCACCTCATCGCCGACTCAAAGCAAGCTCTCTTTGTTCTCCGCCGTGAAGTCGAAACAGTTGGCGACGGCCTCATCGAGCTCGTAGAAGCTGCCGAAGAAGACCGCCGGCGTCTGCGAGAGTTCTTTCTGATTGCTTCGCGCTTTCAAGCGGCCGGCCCGCCCAGAAAGCGAATCTCGGCCGATCCGGCTTCTTCCGAATAGCGCCAGCCGCGCCAAAAACAACGGGCACGTGTGGGCCACCGGTCGCCGTACCGGCGCGGGCCGTAGCGCCAAAAACAGTGCGGTTTTTAGCAGGCGCAAGGCGTGGTGCCAACACGATGCCGTTATTGCTGAGTAGATCGCCTGCACGATGCCGTTATTGCTGAGTAGATCGCCAACACGATGCCGTTATTGCTGAGTAGATCGCCAACACGATGCCGTTATTGCTGAGTAGATCGCCAACACGATGCCGTTATTGCTGAGTAGATCGCCTGCACGACCGGCGTTGGTGCTAAAACCTGCCGCTTCTTGCCAAAAAAAGGCTGTCGGCACTACCAAAGGTTGCAAAAGCGCGGCGTTTATGGCTTTTTTGTACTTCTTGTCGGTAAGTAGGCCGTCGGCACGACCAGAGGCCGCAAAAACGCGGCGTCTATGGCTTTTTGTACTTCTTGTCAGTAAGTAGGCCGTCGGCACGACCAGAGGCCGCAAAAGCGCGCAAGCTTGTTATGGCGGCGCTTGTACTTCGCGCGGTTTTTCATGGTTTTGCGCGCTTAGCCACGCCTCTGTAAGCCTTGCCGCTTCGCGGAATGCTTCCACGCACGAAGCAGCGCTAACGCAGCAAGACATATCGCCCCCGCAACCGTCACCGTATTTGGCAACAGTGAAAAGTACATCGCGGCTGCCAGCCCGGACGGTAATCCGCATTTCGCCGTTGCCGGGACTCCAGTTCTTCTCGTAGGTAGCACCGCTTTTACAAGCATCCGCTAAAGTGGCCCATTCGGCGGCGGTAGCTCCCTGCTCTGGCTCTAGATTCAGCACAACCCTTTTTCCAACCTTCCCGCAGAACCAAATGCAGGGCGGGGCGGCGTAAATGGCTTCGTCGCCGGCTTCAGCCGATTCGGTCGTACAGTTGGTGGCGGTTAGCTCGAGTTCCATGGCGAAGCTGGCAGAGATACGTGTTTGCAGGCTTTAAACCCTTTCAATTATACTTTCTCAAAAGGCCCCGCTTAAAGCAATAGCAGCCAGCCCTGCCTTTGAACCGACCAGCTAGGCTTTGCCTTCTTTTTTTTGCGCATTTAGCGCAAGGTGAACCAACTCCGCACACCCCGTTCGGCACCGGGTTGCAGCAACGCGGCCCTTTGGTCGCGGTTCTGAGGCTGGTGCTATTCACCAGCGTTCCAGGGCTTAACTTACTTTCGCGAGCGGTTTTTAACGCCCGGCAAAATAATTGAAAGCCCCAAGCGTTTTATAGCACCGCTTACTTGACTTGTCCATCACAAGAGCTGAAGTGTAACCAGGCGATCGACAAGAAGAAAACTTGACTTGTTTATCACAAGAGCTGAAGTGTAACCAGGCGGATCGACAAGAAAAAAATTTGACCTATTTATCGCAAGAGCTGACCTCCTAGTGTAACCAAGCGATCGACAAGAAAAATTTGACTTATTTATCACAAGAGCTGACCTCCTAGTGTAACCAGGCGATCGACAAGAAAAACTTGACTTGTTAAACACAAGAGCTGACCTCCAAGCGATTAACAAGAAAAAAAACTTGACTTGTCCATCACAAGAGCTGACCTCCTAGTGTAACCAGGCGATCGACAAGAAGAGAACTTAACTGTTCAGAGCCGAAACGCTTAATAGCACCGCACGCCCTAACGAAGCCATGGCGGCCCGGTACGCGCTCGTAATGGGGTGCCAGCTTAAAGCGGCTATCAAAGATAACCACCCGAACCTTATCCCACTGATGGACGAGAGCAACGTTCTGGAGTGGCACTTCCTTGTTGCCAACCTCCCCGGGCCCTTTGCAGACGGAGAGTACATCTTTCGCCTCGTAGCTCCTGAATCGTTCCCCCTAGAGCCTCCAAGGTTTGAATTCTTAACAGAGAACGGCGTTTACAAGCCTGGCGGCAAAATCTGCCTTTCTATCGGAGAGTTTCACGCGAACGATTCTCCGGGCAAGTCTGGCGCTTACGGCTGGCGACCGGTTCTTGGCATGTCCGGCTTCGCCCGCGAGGTTGTTAACGGGCTACTTAACCCTAGCTTATTGGGGGAAGGCGTCCGACTCTGCGACGACCCCCCGGCCATTAAAGCCCGTTTTGCGGCAGAGTCGGCCGCTTACAACCAGCGGTGCCACGCAGCGCTAATGGCCCAGTTTCAAGCTTTTGAAGAAACCCACCCAGAGCACTTGGCGGTTAAGCTGCTCCGCATGTGGCGGGCCGCAGCCCGGGCTATCCAAACCGACCTCGAAACGGTAGCGCTCGAGAACCTCCCCCAGCTCTTTGCTAACGCTTTTAGCCGCGAGGACTGGAGCAGCCTGTCGCCTGGCTTCCAGTATCTCGCCGAAATCCCCGACATTCCGGTCGAGCTGCTCGCCCCGATGGGCTTTTCGGCTAGCGGGCGAACAATCCTTCGGCGCGTCGCCACCCCTCTCTACGACACGCTTGCCGAGCGCGAGCTTCCAATCCGCCGAGTGCTGGCTCTGGCTCTGCACGCTCGCATTTGGTGGGAAATTGCCCGGGGAGAGAACGGCGACTACGCGCAGGTGGAAGCCGCGGCGCCCCAAAGCTTTAAGAGCTGGCACCGCAACTTTGCTGAAGGGTTTACGGCCTTCCTTGCAGAGCTTCCTGACGTTTGCGGCGAGGCTTCGAAGGTCGTTGTTCCCAACGCAATGCGCCTAATCCTTAAAACCCCCGACGCTTTTCTTAAAGTTCACAGCGACCTTATCCGATTCCTTCGCACCCAAGACTTTGACGAAAAAGCGCGGCAGGGGAAGGCTCTCGCTGCGCTGACAGAAGCTCGGGCGGCAGAGACGCCCGCTTACGTTCCTTTGGTAGATGCGGCGTCGCTCGCCGAAAGCGTGGCTCGGCTAAACTAAACACCGCGGTCGCTGCTCCTGTCAGCGGCCTCGACAGCTACGTAATGACCTCGTTAGCGGCCTGTAGCCTGCCTGTAGCCGCAAAAAAAGAGGCGGTTGTTTTTTACGTGTCCGGTTTTTAAAGCAACAAAAGGCCGCGTGTTGGGGTGTAGTGGCCAGTAGCTGGAAAGGACAAAAGCGGTCGGCTTACGGGTTTGGTTTTAGCGGCCCGTAACCGGTAAAACAGAAGCGGTCGCTTTGCGCGCGTGGTTTTTAACGGCTTGTAGCAGACGAACACAGGGTTCTCTTTTTTACGTGTCGAAGTTGTTGAAAGCTTCGTCCGGATTTTGTATGTAGCCGGCCTGGACGAGAGCATAACACTGGAAAGCGGTAACGCTAAATACGTCTCGAACGAGGGGGCGTGCGTCGCTGGCATATCCGTCGCTGTCGTCGTTCTCTCCGTCCTTTTTAGGGTTAAAGTCGTAGGTATTAAAGACAACGTGGGCTGCGTGTGATGCAGCGTGCCAAAGGTCCCAGGACCGTTCTTTCATAGACTCGAAGGCAGGGTCAAGACAGGTCGCTTCGGCGAGCAACCCTACGGCTGCGAGAGCTTCGGTGTCTAGCCTCTCGTAGTTTTCTCGAGCAGACTCTTGGATATATTCCGCGAGATCGGCAGCTATCTTAGCCAAAGCCTCAGGCAGAGGGACGGGAGCCGGAATGATTTCAGCAGAAGAGCCCCACCCGATTACGGCCGCCGGGTCGAGGCCTGCGACTTTTAAGGCGCAGAAAGCCCGAAAGATTTCTCGGATTGGCTGGTACTGGCTGCTTCCCCAGTCGTCTGCTCCTTCCCCCCAGCTGTCTGGTTCTTCTCCCCAAGCCGTAGCGCCTAAGAGATCGATGAACTCGCGCGAGCTAAGGGCCCCATTTTGGTAACGCGTAGCTACCTCTTGGATAGCTTCGAAGTCAGAGACGGTTTCTTCGGCGGCGTCGAGAGCCGTTACGCTCGCAGCCAGCGAGCTAGAACTTAACGGCTCGGCGGCCGCTTGGCCGGCTGGCGCTTGGTCGGCCGCCGCGTGGTCGGCCGCTTGGCCGGCTGGCGCTTCGTTGGCCGCTACCGGGCTGGCTGTCATTTGGCCGGCTAGCGTTTGGTCGGCTGCCGCAGTAGGCGACAAGGAGCGTTGTACGGTTTTTAGCGCTGCCGTGTCTGAAAGAAACGCTGTTTCCTCGAATCGCTCGGCGAGGGTTTCAAGGTATGAACGCGCAGCCATGCTTGTTGTGATGCCCAGGGCAAGCCCGGTTCAAATTTCGCTTAACCTTTATACCGGCAGCCGACCCGCAAGTCTGAAGTTTGCAAGTACAAAAAACGCGCCGAAAAGCCCGGAGAAGGAGCGCATGCATGGCGTATCCTTTTGGAGCTAAAGGCTTGGCCAGAACGCCGGTGCAGCACGCAAAGCGGCGTTTTTTCTCATCGTTTTCGTCGAAACCGACCGCGTCTGTCAGATTTTTGTGTTAACCGCGGCTAGCGCCGCAATAGCTGTTGCCATCGCGGTTTATCGGCTTTTTGCGTTAACATGTTTCTTAACCGCGCGCCGCCGTCGCAGTTTGGTTTTGTAGCAGCCAAGGGGTCGCATTCTGCGTGCCGGGGCCGTAGTGGCCAGTAGCCGGCAAAAACAAAGCGGTCGCCTTTTCGCGGGTTCGCTTTTTAGCGGGTTGTAGCCGCTAAAAAAAGCCGCCGCTTTGCGCGCTTGGTTTTTTTACGGCTTGTGCCAGACAGTAGGTTGCCTTCTTTTTACGTGCTAAAGTTGCCGAAAGCCTCGTCTGGATCTTGTATGTAGCCGGCCTGAACGAGAGCATAGCAACGGAAAGCGGCCATGCTGCTCATGTCTCGAACGAGGGGGCGTGGTGTGTCGCTGGCATTCTCGTCGCCGTCGCTGTCGCTGTCGCTGTTTTCACCGTTCTTTTCGAGGTTAAAGGCATCCGTACCGAATACAGCGTGGGCTGCGCATGCTGCAGCTTTCCAGAGGTCCCAGGCCTGTTTTTCCATAAACTTGAAGGCGGGGTCAAGACAGGTCGCTTCGGCGAGCAACTCTACGGCTGCGAGGGCTTCGGCATTTAGCTTCCCGCCGATTTCTCGGGCGTACTCTTGGATTTCTTCTGCAAGCTCACAAGCTATCCTAGCCAAAGCTTCAGGCAGAGGGACGGGAGCCGGAATGGCTTCAGCAGAAGAGCCCCACCCGATAACGGCCGCCGGATCAAGCCTTGCGGCTTTTAAGGCGCAGAAAGCCCGAAACTTCGCTCGGACCGGCCGGTACACGTACAACGCCCGGTAGTCTGTTTTTTCTCCCCAGCTGTCTGTTTCTTCTCCCCAAGCCTTAACGCCTAAGAGATCGATGAACTCTCTCGAGCTAAGGGCCCCGTCCTGGTAACGCGTAGCTACCCTTTGGATAGCTTCGAAGTTAAAGACGGTTTCTTCGGCGGCGTCGGGAGCCGTTACGCTTGCAACCGGCTCAAAGCACTGTTGCTTGCAGCCACGCCGGCAACTTAACAGCTCGGCCGCCACCGGGTTAGCTGCCGTTTGGCCGGCTGGCTTTTGGCCGGCTAGCGCTTGGTTGGCTGCCGTTTGGTCGGCCGCCACCGGGCTGGCCGCCGCAGTAGGTGACAAGGGGCGTTGTACGGTTTCTAGCGCCGCTGTGTCTGAAAGAGACGCCGTTTGCGCGAATTGCTCGGCGAGGGTTTCAAGGTATGAACGCGCAGCCATGCTTGTTGAGGTGCCCAGGAAAAGCCCGGTTCAAATTTTGCTTAACCTTTATACCAGCAGCCGCGATGGCGACCCGCAAGTCTGAACTTTGCAAGTACAAAAACGCCGCCGGAAAGCCCGGAGAAGGGGCGCATGCATGGCGTATCCCTTTTGGAGCTAAAGGCTTGGCCGGAACCGACCTGCTTTTAACCGCCGGTGCAGCGGCCCTGCTCACGTGGAGCGGCGCTTTCAGCGGGGACGACGCTTTTTTTATCGTCTTCATTGTCCTAATCGCTGTCGCCGTCGCAGTCCATCGGCTTTTCTGCGTCAACACGGCTCTTAACCAATGGCTGGGGCTAGCGCCGCAATAGCCGCCGTCCATCGGCTTTTTGCGTCAACACGGCTCTTAACCAATGGCTGGGGCTAGCGCCGCAATAGCCGCCGTCCATCGGCTTTTTGCGTCAACACGGCTCTTAACCGCGCGCCAAGTCCATCGGCTGTCCGCGTTAACACGCCGCTGGGGCGCGCCGCGATAGTAGTAAAGCCACTTAGCGCCTTTTGCCGCGCAGCGGCACTACACGCTTCCGGGCCCAAAAATAAGGCTTGGGCCACAGATGCCTCTATGTCCTCAGAGGCCTGGTCTGCGCCTAAAGCTTGCCCTCTGCCCGGTGGGGCCTAGCCCGCACGGGGCGAATAGCCCGTACGGAGGCTCCGAGTTTCGGGCGGCCGCGCCGCTCTGCGCGGGGAACCTGAGCAACGCAGCTACGATAGTCGTGGGTTGGGGCTATACCTTTGCGGCTTCCAGCGCGAACCGGGCGGCCGCTTGCCGCGCGTTTAGCCGGCGCTTTTTCTGGGCGAGAGACCGGCACAGGTGCCCGCCGTCCCGACCAGCGGCGCCTCGAAAGCAATTTGCACAGCCAAGCGGTCGACCGCGAACGGCGGTTGCGGCTTTTGGTCACAGGCGGCCCCGAAGCCTGCCCCGTGAAGTAGCGAACCGGCGGGCGTTAAAACAACCCGCCCGCGCGAACCCACCCCAGCCTCCAACTACACAAAAGTCCGGGAGTCTCCAAATCGACACAAAGACGCGGGCAAGCTTTAGCTGCCGTTTCCGCAGTACTCGGCGTTCGCGGCGATCGAGGTTTCGTTGTCTTTGATTAGGAAGGCGTAGGCCCTGCGGTCGGCGTACAAGACCAGCGTGCCCTCGGTAACGTTTAGCCCCAAGCGCATTTCGGTCGGCATAACCTCTTCGCTGTCGTAAGTAACCTTGGCGCAAAAAACCCGGTAGGTTTCGTTTGCCGCGAAGTGGCTTTTAAAAGCCGACTTCCACCGGCTAAAAAGGCACCCGTACGCGATCTCAATCCCTTGGTTCGAAATAACCTGTCCGGCGGTGTCTACCATCACAAGGTACCCTTGTCGGCACCACTCCCCCCCGGCGCGCTCAAGGGGAGCCAGATAAAGGTACATCTCAGAAAGCCCGGCTTGTTTTAAGAAGGCGGGATCGCCAGACCAGAAGCCCGATAAAAACTTTTCGAAGTCTCGGACGCGGGGTGCAAGGGTCGCAATTACGACAACTAGCACCACAACGGCCGCGGCCAGCAAAACCCGGGCCCATGTGGGAAGTGCGCGCTGGCTGGCTGGGGGCGAGCAGGCTTTGGCCCGAGCGCCGTTAAAAGCTTCTTGCGGCGCCATAATGCGTTGCGGCTTTAGGGCAGGTATTTAAGGCCGCATATATGCTCGCTAGTTTGGCCGGCGCGCGGCCGCAAAAAAAAAGTTTGGGCCCGCGCGCTTAGTATAAACCGTTGAGGTCGAAAAGGCCTCTGTAGCCCGTTTTAGGCTGGTTTGTGGTAGTTGGCGCAGCTTTAAGCGCGGCCGCAAAAAGTTCGGGCCCGCGCGCTTAGTATAAACCGCTGAGGTCGAAAAGGTTTTTGTAGCCAAAGCCGGTTTCTGGCAGGTTCGTGGCAGTTGGCGCAGCTGTAAGCGCGGCGGCTGTCCCGGTTGAAGCGTTTCTTGGCGCCACGCTGCCCGTAACGGCCGCAGCTTTAAGCGCGGCGGTCCTGGTTGAAGCGTTTTTTTGCGCCACGGCAACACCCGTAGCGGCCTCTGGGGCGGCCTTGGGGGTGGCCTCTGGGGTGGCTTTTGGCGCGGCTTTCGGCTTAGCGGCTTTCGGCTTAGCGGCTTTCGGCTTAGCGGCGGCCTTCAAGGCGGCTTCGTTGCGGCGAGCGGCAGCGACCTCTTTCGCTGATTCGAGGCCGGTGGCGAAGCGTTCCATAAGAGCTTTGTCTAGCTTTGCGCCCGGAAGAGCGCCAAAAATCCGAATAATTCCTAGCAGCATCCATCCGTTGAGAGAGGTTTTGCGGTCAACCGCGAAGTTCGCAGAAGCCCAAGCGACGCACTTGAGGAAGTTGACGTAAAGCCGAGCCAGCTCGTCGGCGCCGTGGGCCTCTTTCGGTCGAACAGAAACAGCGAGTTGCGTCCGAAAGCATTTAACGCTGTCAAACTCCCGGCTTAGCCCCCCAGCGATAATTTGCGGGCGAAAGGCCTCTACTGCCGAGATCATGAGGCGAACGCACTGAAAGCTGGAGTCGCAGTCGGCGCCGCTGTTCATGACGAAGCCGCAAACATTCGCTGCAGGAAGGCCGCCGCCAATAGCATCGGCAATAGCGGCAAAGGCGACCGCAAGAACCGTCTTAGCGTCGTTCGTTACCACGAGGGGGCGCTTGACGCCTTTTAGGGGCCGGATAGCGACGAGGTTGGCGAAGGTGTCGTAGCCGTTTTGAGCCGAAAGCGTGCAAACGTCGGGGTTGGCGGCGTTGGAGTAGATGTCGTCAAGAGCGGCCAGAAAGAACTGGTAGACGTACTTCCCCGCCAAGTTTCCTGCGGTTCTGCGCTGCTTCTCCGTGTCGACGGTGGCGGCCATGATGGCGTATGCCCAAATGCGGCTCGTTCAGTTTTTGTTCTGGCGCGCGCCGCTCGGGTTCGCGCCTAGAGAGCCAATTTTTTTGTGTGCTGTTTAACGTCCCTGACACTCTGAGTGCATAAAGAGACGAGAGAGCCAATTTTTTTTTGTGTGCTGTTTAACGTCCCTGACACTCTGAGTGCATAAAGAGACGAGAGGCCAATTGAAAGCGTACTGGCGCAATATATACACGGTTAGCGCCGTTTGTGCCGAACAGGTTATAGGCGCGATGTCCACACCCAAAGACGGCGTAACCGAACCAAGCTGCCGCGCCGCTACGCGCGGCGGCGCGGCCCGGCGTGACGCGCCAAAAGACCACGCCACCGATTCTGCGGCGCTCGAGGGCCCGGCCGAGCAGCTAGAGGTTCCCGACAACCTTCGCCCCCAAGCAAAGCGGCTCCCGGTGGCCCAGGCTGTCAACGGGGCTCTTAGCGAAGACGACATGATGCAGCTGGTGGTCGCAGCCGTCAACCACGAGGGCCTTGTGGGCCACAACATCAACGCTTTCAACGGCCTGGTTGACGAGGGCATCCCCCGAATCCTTACAGAGCTTTTCCACGTAACCAATGTCGTGAAAGACCACCGCGACCAGACAGAGATGGACCGCCAGCGAGAGTCGGTAAAGATCGACATCCGCTTTTACGATGTCAAGGTTGGGCGCCCCGTCTACGCAACCTACCCGATCGGCAAAATAATGCCGTTGTACCCCAACGAGTCGCGGCTAAGCGGCCGGACATACGCGGCCCCCCTGTCTCTCGCGATGGAGGTTACCCTTACGGCCAGCTACGCCGACGGGCGAGAAGAAACGAAGCGGGCAGAAATCCCCCCGTTCCAAGTCGCCCACATCCCGATGATGGTTGGCAGCAACCGGTGCCACACGTGGAACCTAACCCGCGAAGCCCGAAAGGCTCTTGAAGAAGACCCCAACGAGTCGGGCGGGTACTTTTTGGCCAAGGGCGGCGAGTGGGTCGTGGACTGGCTTGAAAATATTAGCTTCAACAAGCTCCACGTTTACACGAGAATGGTGGGCAACGAGCGGGCCCGGGGCGAGTTTATCTCTCAGCCCGGCGGCGCTTTCGAAAACTCTTCGCAGGTAATTATCCGCTACATGGTTAGCGGGGCGATTACGATCGAGATTAACAGCACAAAGTTCTCGAAGACGAAAATCCCTTTCTTTCTCGTCTTCCGGATCTTGGGGATGGCTTCCGACGGCGACATATTCGAGCAGATCGTGTACGACCCCGCAAGCAACTCGCCGGTTGTCCGCCACATGGTCGACGTTGTCGGCCGGGCCCTCCGCTACGAAGACGCGGCCTACGCCTCCGTCCAGCACGAGCTTGACCGCGAGAAGCTGACAGAGTTTATGGCGGCCCGCCTTTCGAAGTTCGTAACAAACCCCACGGCGTACAAAAGCAACGAGCACGCGATCCAGTACCTTAACGAAAACCTTTTAGGGATCCTCGACCGCGTCTTCTTGCCCCACATGGGCCGCGACGCCTCTACCCGGGGCCTCAAGCTGCGGTACCTCGGCATGCTGATCCACAAAACCCTCCTCGTCGACATGGGGATCCTCGAGCCGACAGACCGCGACAGCTACAGCAACAAGCGGGCGCACGGAGCCGCGGTCAGCATCGCCAAGGCCTTTAAGACGCAGTTTAACAACAGCGCGCTGACCCCGGTCCTCCGGGCCCTTAAGCGCGAAATCCGAAACACCGCTTTCGAAGAGCTCGGGATCCCGAACGTTATCGACGCCGCCAAGAACGCGATGGCCTCTTCAGACCTCGGCCGCACGATGGAGCAGGCAATCACAAGCGGAAACAAAACGATTGTTGTCCGCCGCCGAGCCGTCGTCAACCGTGTTTCAACGCAAGCGCTTGAGCGCAAAAACGCGGCGAACTACTACAGCGCTCTCCGCGCCGTAAGCACCTCTAACGCCTCAAACGCCTCTAAGCAAACAGACCGAGCCGACAAGATGCGCCGCGTCCACGCTTCGTACACCGGCTACATCTGCGTCGCGAAGAGCGCCGACACGGGCGAAATGGTGGGCTTGAAGAAGGAGCTGGCCATCACCGCGAGCGTCTGCACGGCGGGCGAAGCTCTTCCCTTAATCATGCGCCTTCTTGAAGACCCCGCGGTGCTAGCCGCCGCCGCTGTCCACACCCCCGATCTTATCCGCAAGAGCCTCGCTTGCATATCTGTGAACGGGCGCTGGATCGGGTGCTGCCGTTCGTCCCACGAGCTGGTCGGCCGCTACCGGGCTCTCCGCCGCGAGGGCCGGGTGGTAGACCCCCAGACAACGATTGCTTGGAACCCCGTAACCGATGACGTCGACTTCTTCTTAGACGTCGGCCGCCTAACGCGCCCTCTACTGATCGTCGACAACAACCTCGAAGAGTATGACGCGGCTTGCCGGGCCGCGTTTGCGGCCAAAAAGGCCGGCAAAAAGGACTGGAAGGCCCTCCGGGCCCCCTTCTTTCAAAACGTTTGCCTGACCCCTGCCCACGTCGCGGCTATCCGCGCCGGAACCCTTGGCCTTGAAGACCTTCGGGCCCAGGGAGTTCTCGAGTGGATCACGCCAGAAGAGGCCGAAAACTGCTTGGTCGCCGCTTCTCTCGACGCCCTCCGCGCCGCAGCCGGCGACGTTACGACGCGGTACACCCACTGCGACGTCGAGCAGGCGATCTTCGGCCTTACGGCGCTGGTTTCTCCTTTCGGCAACCACACCCAGCCGGCCCGTGTCACCTACGAAACCAACCAGGGCCGCCAAGCCGGCGGATGGTACAGCTTCGCGGCGCCCTTCCGCGTCGACAAGAACCGCTTCTTTCAGCACTACTGCGAGGCCCCCCTCGTGCGCACCCTCGCCTACAACTGGCTCTTTCCGAACGGCATGAACACGATCGTCGCCTACATGATTGACGGCGGCTACAACCAAGAAGACAGTGCCGTGGTGAAGAACGCTTACGTCCAACGCGGCGGCTTTGCCGGCGCCTTTTACCGCTTCGAAAAAGCCGAACTAGAGAAGGGCGAGTTCTTCGGCAGCCCCGACAGCACCACGACCAAAAACCTCAAGCCGAACGCTTCTTACGAAAAGCTTGTCGACGGCTTTGTGCCCCCTGGCACCGTTGTGTCAAAGGGCGACGTCCTGATCGGCCGGATTGCGAAAATCCAGACCAGCGGCCGTCGGGGCGCTCGGGGCGCCGCGGCGGCCGCGGCCGCCGACGACGGCTACAGGTTCGTTGACCGCAGCGTCGTTTACCGCCTCGCCGAACCTGCAACCGTTGTCGACGTTTTTCGCCCCCGCGGGCCGAACGATAACGTCTTCGGCCTTGTGAAGCTGCGCTACCACCGCCCCCTCGGGGTTGGCGACAAGATGTGCCTCGCTCCCGACCACGACGTCCTCACCGAGCGCGGGTGGCTTCCTGTCGCCAGCGTCACCCCTTCTGACAAGGTGGCGGCCCTCGCGCCCGGCGGCGTTCTTTCTTACGAAGCCCCTACCGAGCTGTTCGAGTACGACCACGTCGGCGCCATGTACGAGATCGAGACCCAGGCCGTTAGCCTGCGCGTCACTCTTGACCACCGCATGTACGTACAACAGTTTGCGGCTCGCGGCTTTGGCCTCGTTTCTGCTAAAGAGCTCGTAGGCCAGCAGGTCCGCTACCGGCGTGACGCGGTAAACCGCCACAAGCCTTTAGGCGTCCACGTGTGCTCGGGCGTCAAGCTCCAGGCAGAGCCCTGGGCGCGGTTGCTAGGCGTCTTTATCACCGACGGATGGACAGAGCACGCCGACCAGACGGTGTTTGGCCGCTGCACAGAGCCCCGCAAAACCGCATACCTAGCCGGCGCGGCCAAGGCTCTCGGCTTGCGGTGCGACCACCGGGCCGCAAGCGGCCAGTTCGTGGTTTACTCGCGCCAGGTGTGCGAAGACCTTCGGCCCCTAAGCACGAAAGCGGCCAGCCGGCGCCTCCCGGGGTACGTTTGGGCCATGTCTCAGGCGGAGTGCCGCACCCTGCTTGACGCGCTCGGAGGCGGCGGCCCCCGCCGGTCCCGGCAAGCGCACCGCACGGCGTCGGCCGGGCTTGCCGACGACCTCATGCGCCTGGCCCTGCACGCCGGATGGTCGGCGTCCTCAGAGCCCTGCCCGTCTACGCTGGGCGTCGTTCTCTGGCAGGTAACAGTTGAGACTTCGCGGAGCGCTCCCTGGGTTAACCGCGGAGGGTCCGCCCAGACCGAAAAGGTCGTGCCGTACGCGGGGAAGGTTTACTGCCTCACGGTCCCGTCGCACGTTTTCTACGTCCGCCGCCACGGGCGGCCGTCCTGGACCGGCAACTCTTCTCGCGCCGGCAACAAGTCAATCACCGCGCTCCTTGCCGCCGACAGCGACCTTCCTTTCGACGAAGACGGGATTACTCCCGACATCGTCATCAACCCCCACTCGATCCCCACCCGGATGACGATCGGCCAGATGATCGAGACCCTTCTCAGCCTGCGCTGCCAAGAAGAGGGGGTTCTGACCGACGGGACCTCTTTCCGCCGAATCAGCGTCGACGAGGTCTCGCGGGAGCTGGCCGAAGTCGGCCTGCGGTTTAACGGGCTCTCGCGCCTCTACAACGGCCGCACCGGCGACTACTACGATTCCGCGATCTTCATGGGCCCGACGTACCACCAGCGCTTGCAAAAGTTTGTGAAGGACGACGAGTACGCCGTAGGCGGCTACGGCCCCACCGACGCGCTCACAGGCCAGCCCCTCGAAGGCAAAAACGCTCTCGGCGGCCTCCGCTTAGGTGAGATGGAGACCTGGACCTTAGAGACGCACGGCTCTCAAATGACCCTCACCGAAAAGCTTTTCATGGACAGCGACGGCCAAAAGCAGTTCCTCTGCCGGACCTGTGGCTCTCCTGCCATCTACAACGCTTATCAAAGCATTTACCGCTGCACGACCTGCGGCGAAGCCGCTGACATCGGCACGGTGGACAGCTGCAAAGCCTCAATCGTCTTCCAGCACGAGATGCGCGCCGCGAACGTTAGGGTCGTCCTCGGCGTCCGCCCCCGCGAGTTTGAAAACGACCGGTAGTGGCAGCGCGCGTCCCCGTTTGGCGCTTAAACGGCGCGAGCGGGCCCCGCGAGTTCGAACGGCCGCGCTGCGCGCGTTTTTTGTTTGGCCGCTTAAGCGGCGCGGGCCCTCGCAAGTTCGAACGGCCGCGCTGCGCGCGTTTTTTGTTTGGCCGCTTAAGCG